AACCGTCAAGGCATGAGAGGTATCTTCAATGACCACGATAGTCACAACCGCGCCTTGGAAGTAATCCAATCTTGGAAACGTAACCGCTGCTCCGGAACCGTTACCATCCACAAAGAATAGAATATTGGCGTCTAAACTGATGAGTAACCTGTTTTGTGCGGAACCCCAGATGGGAAGGTTATTGCCGCCCAATACCGCAGTTATATCGTAGCAGTAGGCGGTGTCCAAAAGAAAGTATTCGCCCGCAACGTCGTTGTCTAGCATAAATACCAAGTCTCCGTGCGTCGCTGCTGCGGTGAACACCATAGATACCACTTGAGTTTCTACGGAACAGTCCAGCAGAGGGCCAATTTGGACCGCACCCCCTACTTGTGCATATACTTTCATCTTGCGCCCTGCAGCGGCAGTTGTTTTCGCGAAAGCCGCGAGATAATAGACGTGACCAGAAATGAAGGTAGCACCAGCAAAGTCCATCAGTGCGTTATGCCCATTGGCTACGGATTTGGCAGACGCAGCTCCTCTAAGTGGAGAAACGGTGGTTCTCGTTGTTGTGTCGGGACAGTACCATCCAACTAAATCGGTCTCAAACTCACCGTTCAGGATAAGGTTGGCTGGCGGACTCGAGAATCCAGACCAATAACCTTGATATCGTGACTTTATCTGCATGACAACGGTCCGGACAGTCGAAGCTGGCGGTGTCCACGTTGCCACATCCTGCGCGGTATCAGACGCAAGGTAGAGACCTGAATCAAAGATTGGAGTATTGATGGGATACGTCACACCACCATGAACCTTTGAGGCCGTGCGCCTGAACGTGACCGATTGGCCGGTGAAGTCCACAAGGGTATTGCTCAAAGGAGCGTAGAACAGAGGGGCCAGAAAGTGGATAGTTGGATATGCTGAGACGTTACCGGCCTGTGAGAGTCCAGCGATGCCTTGATTTCCCCACATGTAACCGGTCGACGGAAAACGGACAATCGCGCCTTCGAGGATCGGTGATACCAGGACTGTCAGCTCATAGAGACTCTGCTGATACATATTGGAGGGGAATGTTGGTACCTGGACTCTGCATGTTCTCCACGAGATATTATCAAGTGAGAGCATGACGATATCATGCCACCTGATGCTCATCGGGTCCGCAATGACACCCGAGACGACCCACGTCTGCCAGTCCTGGCCGAGCGGGATTGCGCCGTTCTGATCAGTCAGCGGAACGTGATACGCCGTGATTATCTGCGGGTCTGTCCGAGTATACCGAGCTTGAACCAGCTGGATCAGGGAGCCGTCTGTATATTTGAAGTACATTTTACGCCCTCCCGAGCCCGTTGATCACGCTACCAACGCCGGGCGCGACCTGGCGCGTGGCGAAGATCAGCGTGTCCATTTTCAGGCCCAGTTGCCGCAGTCCTGCTGCCACGTCACTGCCGCCCATCTTACTGGCGAACTCAGCAGCCTGGCTCTGAGGTACGACGTACTCAGGGCCTTTCTCTGCGATGAGTCCGATGTGTGGCGTTGTGAAGTAGCCACCCAGGGCGTGTGCCATGAGGGCCCTGCCACCACTAGCACCGCCCAGGTTCAACGTGGGAGCAACGGTGGTAGTGGGAACACTGGTATAACTGCCGTCGGGCTTTACTGCTGTAATACTGTAATTCCCGCCAGCAGTGGCGACCGTTGTTCCAACACTAAGTCCTGCGGGAGCCTTACCATTGGGTTGAACCTGTACCGCGGTCTGTTGTAGAGCCGTCATTGCACCCTGGGCAGCCAGCACGTTGCTATACAGAGCATTGCCATATTGTGCGCCAAGGGCTGCATACCCAGGCAGTTTCGCCTCCAGCATTGCAAAGATTTGGTCACTCGTTAAAGTTGCCAGCAGTTTCTCAGCATCAGCATTGATGTTTGCTGTCGCCAATTTCTGGTCATAGAAGGTGTTGATGAAGACGAGTCGAGCATCTGCGGACTTCTGTTCAGCAATGACTACATCCTTGAGTTGTTGTATCTCGATGTTCCCCGCCGTCTGTGCTGCTGTCGTCATGGCGGCATAAGATGTCTGAGTAGAGGTAACCAAGTCCCTGAGTTGCTGGAGTTGAAGATTCCCCGCCGTCTGTACTAGCGTCTTTTCTGCCGCATAGTAGGCATTGGCTGAAGTGAGTTGGTCGGCATAGGAAGTCTTAGCAGCAGTGACCGTATCTCTGAGTGTTTGGATCTCAGCGTCTCCCGTTTTTTGTGCCAGTGTCTTTTTAGCGTCATACGTATCCGACGCTGACTGCTTCTGCTTCTGGAGAGAGGCTATCTGAGCATTGTAGGATTCAGTGTACATCTCCTTATCAAGAGCAACTTTCGCGTCATTCAAAGACTTCTGCGCCGCAATACGATCCGCTGCCGTTTCGGCATAGACAATATCATGCTGAGCGGTTACAATGTCGGATTGCAACCCTGCGATAGTATCTGCGTTCTGTACTATTGCGTTCGCATCCTGAAGGGCTTGAATCTGTTCATCATACTGCCCGAGTACAGCGGCTTTCTCCTCACTGATTGCATCCAGCGTCGAACTTAACTCATCCTGACGCTTGTTTATCATGTCATCGAGGGCGTTGAGCGTCGCATCGCGTTCCTTTTCGACAGCATTGACTACCGCGGTCTTTTCATTGTCGAGAGCATCCAGTGTCGAACTCAACTCGTCCTGACGCTTGCTGATCATGTCATTGAGGGCGTTGAGCGTGGCGTCCTTTTCCTGACTGATTGCATCCAGTGTAGAGGACAACGCATCCTGACGCGCGGTTATCATGTCGTCGAGGGCATTGACCGTGTCGTCACGTGTTTTCTCAATAGCGCTGACAGCGGTGTCCTTTTGCACGGAGTAGTTGTCGATGATGATAGAAGTCAGCGCCGAAAAGACGTCCTTCTGCTTGCTGACATAATCAGCCAGAGAGGCGAGATATTTGTCCTGCGCGTCCTTTTGTGCCTGCAGCGTCTTGTCTGCTGCTTCCTTGGCTACGGCTGCTGCCTTGTCAGCGGCGTCCTTGTCGGCTGCTGCCTTTTCCTTCCGGGCATCGTCATAGACTTTCTTGGCTGCCAGAGTATATGCTTGGTCGGCCTTTAGCTTCGAGCCACCATCGGCGATCGCCGCATCACGTTCTTTTGCCAGGTCATAGATTTGGTCTTCGACGGTCGTGTGGCTGAGTTTGTAGATCTTGTCGTTCAGATCAGTATTGACCCCGAGGATCTTTGTAGCTTCCTCGGCCGTCTTTTTGGTTGCAGCCTCAGTCAATTTAGCCGAAGCATCGTAAGCATCCTTATTGGCCGCAGCCTTGGCAACCCTTACCCACTCGGCTACTTGAACCTCATTCTTTCCAGCGGCGAGATCGGCTTTAGCTTGAACATCTATAGCGTGAAGCTTGGCCTGAAGCGTCGTATGCGTGAGATCATAAATCTTGTTTGCTAAATCTGCATCCTGCGCCACTGTTTTGGCGTTGTTGGCCACCGTCTTTGCATATTCGTCTTGTTTCTCTTTGGCATATGCTACCGACGTCGCGTTGCGTGAGGCAAGGGCAGTCTTAGCTAGATCATCATTCTGCTGTTTGATCGCATCGACGTACTTTTGATGCCCTGCCACACGTGAAGCATAATAGGCTGTTGGATCCTGACCCGCGTCAGTCATGGAGGTTCCGGTATTTAGCGTCTCGGTATCATATGCGGCCATCCCCGCCGCAGTCATAGAGTTCAAGAGCGCCTTTTGCTGATTCAGCTTCTCTATCAGATACACAACGCCCGCAGTCAATGTAGCAACGGCCCCGATAATCAGCGCAATCGGACCAAGGGCCGCAATCGAAGCAGCAGAACCAAAGAGTTTGATCGCGGTAGTGGCAAGGGTGACATAGGTTGAAACAATCTTGAAACCCACAAATGCCCCAACAACGGCGGCCATAACGGGAACGATTGCCTGCCAGTACTTGGCGATCCACTGGGCGATATTCACGAGCCATTCGAAGACGATCTTGGCACCGTTGAAGAACGCCGTGATCGCCTTCCCGACCTTATCAGCCCATTCCTGCAGCGAGCCATTGGCTTTCCATTCCTCGATCTGCGCGATGATTGTTTTGACCGCTTTCTTAAAGGTATCAGCCAGGCCGCCCGCCATAATGCCGCCTTCCTCAGTGACACCCGCCATGGTACGGAGAGCATCATCGGCCACATCAAACAGACTCTTTTTCAGCCCGGCGATACTGTTCGCCGCCAACGCGGCCCCGTCCTTGGAGCGCTTGTCTATGAGGGAGAGCAGAGCAGTTTCGAACGCCGCCTCATTGACGATCTGGCCTTTTTCATTTGCAATTTGTATTCCTTGTTCTGTCGCCGCGCCCTCTTTGAGAACCATGGCTTTGTTGATGCCATAGGCTGATAGGGCTTTCGTCTGACCGAGCAGGAAACGGCCGTATGACTCTGCAGCTGCGGAAACGTCACCGCCCACGGCAGCAGCCATATTCGCGACCTGGGGCAATACCTTCGAGGCGTCCTGGCCGAACTTCGTGAGGGAGACGGAGGCCGCCAACAACTGTTCGTCCGTGAAAGGAGTTTTACTCGCGAGAGCTAGGGCACTGGCCACCGCCTCGCCCGCCTTCTGCGAGGATCCCAGGAGTGTCGTGAGGGAGTTTCGATACGTTTCGATCTTGGCGGCACTCGCGAGAGCAGAAACGCCGCCAGCGACGAACGCGCCGATAATGGCAACGCCCACCACCTTGATGGCGCGGCCCACGGCGTCAAAGGCGGGCGATAGAAGCTTTACGTCGGTCTGGAGGCCCTTAAGCGACTGGGAGGCCTTCTTGATTGCGCTCTCAAACTCAAAAGTCGAGGCGCCGATACTCACCACGAGTTTGGCTAAAGTTGCGATTTCGTCACCTCCTTTCTACGTCCAGTCTTCAGTCAAGAACTGACCAGCTAGGGCATTCATTTCTACCATACCCTTGCCCGTCCGTTGGCAGTGATAGACGCTATGGTGCAGTTTCCGAGGAAGATAGATAACGTCATTATGGTTTATGTGATGTGCCTCGCAGCCCGGGAACCAAGAGTTCAGGGGAGTGAAGCCAAAAGTACGGCGTATGGCAGTATGTTTCCGCCCCGATACTGCTGCGCCCCCTTTCCAGTGTGGGGAAAGTGGCCCACACTTCCCCTTCTGAAATGAAGAGGCAGACAACTTCGCCCGAGCTTCAGGAGCGGCCCAATATACCTTTCTTCCCGCAGACATCTTCGCCCGAGTTTCAGGCGAGGCCTTGAACCCGAGGCGTGCTGCCGAAATCTTTGCCCGAGTTTCGAGTGTTTGATGTTTGGGGCCGGTACTGGCATGCCCCATGTGTACCACACGATTCTTTGCCTTCACCTCGGGGCGATTCGCCACCTCCCTCATGACTACAGATTGCCTTGCCCTCTGTTCGTCGGTCAAGCGGTGTCCCCTATTCCCTGAAGGCTGCCCCATATGTACGTTGGACTGATACGCCCTCTGTTCATCTGTCATATGCTGTCCAAGGTTCATATCAGTTCACCACCCTTTTGCCGCCAAAGGCGTCCGTCAACAGGTCAACGATCACCAGCAACTGCTCCGGCGTCTGTTGGTGCTTCTCCGGCTGGTCGTAGAGTAAGAAGTCCGTCATCTTGAAAGCCTCGCTGTCAGACGTTCTCTGCAAGTTGCACATGACCGCACAGAGCTTCGCCGACTGGTAGTCATCAGCGACTTCTCTCCGGTGTTCGCGCGAGTCATATGCCTTCCACAGTTCCTGCCATTCCAGCGGCGTGCAGCCTAGGAATTCGTCGGGGGTGAGTCCGAAGGTAACGCGGGCAATTCCCCAGAGTTCGGTACTGTCAGGTTCTGCTCTGGGGTTGCCGGGTTTGGGTCGCTCTCCGTGTCCTTTCCCGCCTTCATGGCATGGAGACCGTAGACCTCGACGATCAGGACCATGAGCGTGGGGAAAGCATCCAGGTCCAGCTGTGTATTCATGTCCTCATACGTCAGCTCGCCCGGGACTGGGATGTCCTTCTTGCCTTGTGGTCGGTTTGTAACATCTTCCCAGTGAGCCAGACAATAAACCGCAGCTATCACGTCCGGGATCATGTCCGCCGTATCTATGCGATCTTTAGGGTCAAGAATGGAGTCAGGATCGACAACCTCATCCGGTGGCAGCTGCTCGACCGGAACGCCAAGCGCCTCAGCGTGCGCGTCATTCACGCGTGTGGCGGCAAAACCTGCCGACAATTGACGCTGCAGCTGCATGATCAGGTCGTCAAGTCGCTTGTGCGTCAGAGCCTTAAACCAGCCTGGCGCGGCTAGTGTGAGCCGTAAGTGGCGCGTTTTACCAAGAAGTTCAACTGGTACACTCTCTACTGTGGTGAAGTCCATGATTCCTCCTATATGTGGGGCAGGGGATTGGCCTGCCCCATGTGTGTTTACGCTACGCTGAAGCTCTGGCGACATGGACCAGGTAAGTCTTGGAGACCTTGCCTGTTTCCTGGACGACGATGGTGACATTTGTAATTGACCCGGCAGCGCCTAGGGCAATCGCACTCGAGTCGGCGCCGCTTGCAACAACGGCTCCGTTGACCGTGATGACCCCGGCAGTTGCCGTTGGTTTGACCACGACTGATGTGGTAGCTGTGACCTGGCTGTTCACAAAGGTGCCTGGTGTGCCCGAAGCGACTGGCACGTTGAGTCCGGCGGGAGTAAAGACGAAGAACGTGGTTGTGAGACCAGCGCTGAGCGTCTGGTTGAGGGTAACGGCTCCGGAGACCTTCATGGTGGTTTCGAGTTGGACCGCGTCACCCTTTGCAGTGAATGGTGAGATGCCACATTTGAGGACAACCACCGAGAAGTCGAAACTGGCGCCCCATGCCGTTGGGAACACGAGCGTGTAGGCATGAACCAAGCCGTCTGCCTGATCTGCCAGGAGCAGGGCCTGGCCAGGGTCATTGGCAATATAGTTACACGTAATCTTGACATCATCGGATGACCTCATGCCTCCGATGAACTCTGCCATACGTCCAAGAGAGTCATGGTTCGTGACGTCGATCGTCTCGCTATTGAACGATGGCGGCGTGAGAGATGTGATTTCTGCAATAGGGACAACGCCCCGGAGCAGACTTACACCAAACCCGGTTAATGCTTTTGACATATGAGCCTCCTAGCTCGAAAACCAGATGAAGCAGTCAATGACCATAGCAAATAGGCCAGTTGCCGCATCGTAAAGCGGAATCATATTTTCTATAATCACTTCCTGCACATCAGCATTCGTCGCCGGCCACGTTTCCAATGCCGCCATCACCTGAACATGGATACTCTTGGCGCCCCCAAGGGATGAGGCATAAGATGAGACCTGGACGCGCGGATGTCGGAGACTGTTGCGCCCGTCATGCGAATAGTCCGGTATGTCATCGATCTCCTGCCACACCACATACGGTGTGAGAATTCCCTGTGCGATCGTCACTGCCGCTATGTGTGTCGCCGGAACAAGCGCGATAAGCGGCGAAAAGGTGGAAAGTCTTGTGAAGATCGCGGCGTCGAGGTCGGTCATATCTTGATGTTCTCCAATTCCTCATTGAGCGCGGCGACGAAGAACTCAATGAGTGTGTCCTTTTGTGCATCGAACGTATTCCGCATCATGGGGTGCGCGGGCGTCGTGGGAAACCCGAATTCCTCGGCCATAGCAACCGCCGTCTTTGCTTTCGTCGGCCCCACGTTGACTACTGTATTATCTCCGACCTTATGCGTCGCGCCCGCCAGGAAAGAGTTCTTCAACCGGACAGCTGGGTTATCTCTACCCACGTACGTGGCGAGCCCGATGCGACCTACGAGATATTTGGCGGAGACCTGTAATGCCTCCCCAATCTTATGTTTGGCGACGCGTTCACTCAGCGACTTCAATTTGGCGTCGCACTCGTTCAGTCCTTGAATCTCTATCGTTATCTTGTCACTCATGCGTCCAGCTCCTTGCACATCAACTCGAGCGATGTGTGCTGCATTTCGGGGTCGATGAGGTACAAAATGATGTAGGTATGCGGTCCATAGACTACCTGCATCTCCTCTTCGACAGTGGCCAGGTAGCGAATCGTGATTTTCAGCGTAATTTCGCTTTGTGCCTGCTTCGCCGCGAATAATCGTGCGCCACTCAGGGGTTCGACAGCAGCCCACACCGTCGCCAGGGT